GATCCATGAACTGCGCACTCTGACGACAACGCAGTCCGCTGAGCTGGCGAGCCTCCGCTACCAAGTGGAGCAGCTCATCAACCAGAACAAGGAACTGAAGGACAGCGTACCGAGGGACTACATCCCAAAGGGCGTACTGAGCGAGGAGGACATCGAGTCGCTCGGACCTGAAAACGCCCAACGTATCGCCAAGATCGCCGAGGCTAGGGCGAAGGAAGCGAACGCGGAATTGCGCCGACAGCTGGAGCAGGTTGCTCACACCGTGTCGGCGCGGGAACGTGCTGAGGCAGCGGCAAGCGCCAAGAGCGAGGAGACCTCGTTCTGGGGCAGAGTCCAGGAAATCGTTGCTGAAGCCCCGCAGATCGACGACGACCCGAGGTTCTCCACGTTCCTCAACTCCGTCGATCCTGCGTCGGGCAAGAAGTGGCGGAGGCTGGGCGAGGATGCCAAGGCAGCCGGGAACGTGAGAGCTATGGCTCAGATCTTCCAGGAGTTCCAAAAGGCACATGCGCCGCCGTCGCGTAAAGCCGAGGTCACCCCCCGTGGTGCCCAGGCTGGGGCTCAGTCCCCGAACGCCGGCTCGAAGAAGATCTGGACTCAGAAGGAGTTCCAGGACACGATCTACGGGGTCATGAAGGGCGGTCGAATGACGCCAGAGAAGACTCAGCAGATCGAAAAGCTTCAAGCTGAATTCCAGGCTGCGCTACGAGAGAACCGAGTCCGGGGTTAAACGAAACCGCCCCGGGCGAGTATCTGAAAAGGAGATTCAACCATGTCTGGACCGACTCGCGCCGGGGGTCACCCCGATTACAGCTCCGCTGGGACCATGGGGTTCATCCCCGCTGTATGGTCGACGAACATGGCGCCCAAGTTCTACGAGGCGACCGTGTTTGGTGCCATCGCCAATACCGACTGGGAAGGCGAGGTGAAGAACCTGGGTGACGTGGTCGAGATCCGCGTTATCCCTGACATCGCCGTGAACGACTACGTGGTCGGCGGCGGCATCCAGTACCAGAAGCCCGGCTCCACCAAGATCGAGATGGCGGTGGACCAAGCCATCAGCTTCGGCTTCGAGGTGATGGACGTCGATGCCCACCAGTCCGATCTCAAGCTCATGTCGAAGTTCTCCGAGGACGCGTCTGAGCAGATGAAGATCAAGGTGGACCGCCGGGTCCTTGGCTACCAGGGCGTCGGTTTCGCCGGCACCTCTGATGCCAACATCTCTTCGACCAACCGTGGCACCGCCGCTGGCGCCATCTCCGCCAACATCGACCTGGGCTCTTCGGGCTCCCCCGAGTCCCTGACCGCCGCCACGATCCTCGACTACATCGTCGACCTGGGCACGGTTCTTGACGAGGTCAACATCCCGGAGACTGGTCGCTGGCTGATCCTGCCCGCGTGGGCTTGCGGCATGATCAAGAAGTCCGACCTGAAGGATGCCTCGCTGTCTGGCGACGGTGGCTCCATCCTCCGGAACGGTCGTATCGGCATCATCGACCGCTTCGAGATCTTCCGCTCCAACAACCTGCCGACCTCCGGCTCCTCGTACACGAAGATCTTCGCCGGTCACCCGCAGGGTCTTGCCTTCGCCTCCCAGATCGCGAAGGTCGAGAACCTCCGGAACCCGAATGACTTCGGCGACCTGGTCCGCGGTCTGAACATCTTCGGCTACAAGGTGGTGAACGCTGACGCCCTGGCGGTCGGCTACATCGTCAAGGGCTAAGGAGGATCACCATGAACCTTCGTGACAAGCCTAGCTTCGGTCCGACGACCGTAAACGGCGCCCTTACCGTGTCTGGCAAGGTGACGGCTGCGGTTCCCATCCAGCTTCCGATCTATACCGTCGCGACGCTTCCTGCTGGCACTGCTGGGCAGATTGCATTCTGCTCCAACGGCGCCCAGGGATCTCCGTCTCTCGTCTGGCACGACGGCACCAACTGGATCGAGGAAGACGGGACTGCTGCCGCAGCCTCTTAACCTGACACACCTGATCACGCCCGGGTAACCCCCGGGCACACTTTCGGAGGAATTGAAAATGGCATACGGAGCTACTACCTACCTCAAGTCTGAGGACTACGAGTCCCAGCCTGGGCGTGAGTGGCAGATGGTCGAGGTGGACTGCACTCGGTCCACCATCGCCCAAGCCGCGCCCCGCCAGCTGGTGCCCGTCTACGACAACGAGGGCGTCATCGTCCTGGGCATGGACATTGTGACGGCCGGCACCGCCAGCGCCGCCATCAACGTCGGGCTGCATGACGCTTCCGCTACCGAGATCGACGAGGACCAGTTCATCAACGCCCAGGATCTCGGCGCTGGCGTGTTCACTCCCGGTCTTCAAGTCCCCTACGTCAACCGCACTGGCGCCACCGTCTACCTGACGATGGATGTCGACACTGCTGATGACTCCGCGGGCAAGTACCGCGTGCACTACAAGAAGTTTCCCGTCCTAGAGGTCTAAGTGACCCACCTCCTGGGGGTGCAATGCCCCCAGGGGTCCTCTCCTTCTTGTAACCTGCGGGGGTAACCAATGGCTAAGCGAACCTGGCTACAGCTCTCGCAGGCGCTCCGACGTGAAGCCGGCGTGCAGGGCGACGGACCGTCTGCCGTCACCAACCAGACCGGCATGTACGACAACCTCGTGAGCTGGATCCAGCAGGCTGCGGTGGACGTCGAGTCCCTGCACGACAACTGGCGCTTCATGCACGGGTTCTACCAGATCACGCCCACCGTCACCGCCACCCGGGATTACACCATCACGGCTGTCCCCAAGCGCATCGAGCCCAATTCGGTCGTTGCCACCCTGGGCAGCGTCAAGCACGAGGTGACCTTCCTGGACTGGTCGCTATTCCAAGAGAAGTACCGGACCTACGTCCCGGCTGCCGATCAGCCCCCGGCTGTCTGCACGCTCACGCCCGCGGGCGCCCTGCGCTTCGCCGACTACACGACCGCCGGGTACACGATCGACTTCGAGTACGTGAAGCGCCCGGTGAAGATGACCCTGGCGGCAGACACCCCGAACATCCCGGAGGAGTTTGAACTCATCACGGTCTACCGCGCTCTAATGGACTACGGCTTGTTTTATAACGCACCGGAAGCCGTGCAACATGGTCAGATCAGGTACGAGGACCTCCTGGCTAGGCTCAAAGACGACCAGATGATTCGTCCAACCGTCAAGCTAGGGAGCTTCCTGAATGAGCCACTTACCCGAGGGGTCAGCCGCTTCCTCTGATCGCCCTGGCATTGGGGGCTGATCGGGATGGCTAACCGGTCCCAGCATTTCTCGCTCCGCGGCGGTGAGGATCTCGTGTCGTCTGGCATGGAGATGTCTCCCGGTCGCGGGCGCCTGCTCTACAACTACACCTGCGACATGGGCGGCGGCTACACCTCCGTCCCGGGCTACGTCCTGTATGACGGCAGCCTGATCACCCTCACCTACACCAACGGGTCCGGAAATTCTGCGCCTGCCGTGGGCGGTCTGATCATGGTTGGCGGCATCCAGGCTGAGGTGGTCTACACCTCGATCTCCTCTGGTACGTGGAATGATGGGGACGCCGCCGGATCCCTCGTTGTCGAGGGCGTTGAAGACGACTCCGGCGAGATGGTCACGGGCGCCGCCACCTTCCCGGGCACCGCCAGCACGGCGACCATCACGGTCGTCAGCAACCCCGCGAAGGTACCCGGGACAGGACCCGTGAAGGGGGTTGCGGTCTACGATGGCGACGTCTACGCCTTCCGCGCAGCCGATGCCGACCCGGTCGTCGAGGACAAGATGTACCTCGCAACGACGTCCGGCTGGACCGCGGCGCCCCTGGGGTACTCCATCGCCTTCACAGCGGGCGGTGGAGGCGCTGCCAACCCGCTGCCTATGCGAGGGGACACCCTGACGAAGGGAGCCGTCACAGCGGTCATTAGCGGCGTTCTCGTGACGTCCGGGAATTTCGAGGTCGACGGCAACGCTGCCGGCACCCTCTACGTGCACACGATTGCTGGCGGCAACTTCTCTGCTGGCGCTGCCACTTACGGGTCTGGCGCTGACGCTATCACGCTCGGCGGGGCGCAGGCTGCCACGACCCTCCCCGTTGGTGTTCGGTACGAGTTCCGGCAGGAGAACTTCCTCGCCAGTGCCGCGGGCGTCAAGCTCTACGGCGTGTCTGGGGGCGGGCGCGCGTTCGAGTACGACGGCAACGCGATCGTGTTCATCAACAGCGGCGCGGCGACCGACAAGCCCAACCATCTGGAGATCCGGCTCAACCGGCTGTTTGTTTCCCAGCCCGGCGGGGGGGTCTACTTCTCGTCCCCGGGATCCCCGGCGACAGGCTTCACCCAGGACTACACCGCCGGCAATCTGCACACGG